TTTAGCACTTGCTCAATTATGTCAGTTAAGAGATAGATACAATGATGGTTGGAAGCCTAATTGGAAGAATGATAGAGAACTAAAATATGTTATAGAAATATTTTATGACGATATAGTTAAAAGAATCTATGAGTGTAGATATAAAGTATTAGCTTTCAAAACAGAAGGACTTAGAGATGAATTCTTAGAAAACTTCAGAGGTTTAATAGAAACAGCAAAACCTCTATTGTAATAGGAAATTGAAATAAACACCCTTTGAAATTTGATTTTGGGAATCCTTAAATCGCGCGACAAAACCAAAAATCAAAGATAAAAACAAAGGAAAGTGGCAGAATATAACTTAAAAAACATAAAGAACGAATAGAGAATATATTATGAAATACAAAATAACTTATAAATACAATGTACACTATCCTGACCCAAGAGGAACACTCTCTTTTGTTCGTGAAATGAATGTTAAGGTTGAGGATGAAAAACAGTTGTATAAGCAAATAGAGCGTTTTGAAGCGGACGGTAAACGCGAAGTAATAGAAATTAGAAAAATAGAAAATGGAAAAACAAATATTTAAAGTAGGAGATAGAGTTTTTGACCATAGATTTGGATGGGGTGAAGTTACTTATGTTTATTCTATCAAAAAGGTAAAAGATGCTTATAATTCTTTTAATTGTGAAGTTAAATTTGATAAATACACAGACGAAAAACCTTTTATTTACACTGACCATGGAGCATTAACAGCGTTATCCTTCACAGAATACACTCTGCAAGGATTTACCCAAGAAAGACTTATTAGTAATGAAATTATGGAAAAAATTAAAATGTATGGAAACAATATTTAAAGTAGGAGACAGAGTTTTTGATATTGTGAATGGTTGGGGAAAAATTATTTATACATATAATGTTGATAATGAAAGATTAAAATCAGTAGATTTAATTTGTGCAATAAGGTTTGATAATGGACATGAAGAGCATTATACAAAAAATACAGCACTTAAACTTCTTTCATTTACAGAATATGGAATTGATGAAAGATTTTCTCAAAAAAGACCTATAGATTATGAAAAGTGCATAGGAAAGTGGGGTAAGTTTTGGAACAAAGATGAAAAGACAGTCGTTATAGGTAAATTGTTTCAATATGACGCATATAGTAGTTATCTTCCGTTTGGAATGAACACTCGTGACTTGGAAACTACTTTTTATACAAACTTTGAACCACTAACAGAAGAACAAGTAAAAGTTTTAGGATTATGAAGAAATTTATAACAACAATTTTAATGGTGAATATCATAATTTATCTAAGTTGTTCAATATCTGAATTATCGTTTAATTTAGTTAATTGGGAGGAAGAGATTAGAAAAGCTTACGCTGTTTTCTTTTGTTTTATAAACATTTTGTCTTTAAATATATATATAACAAAAAAAGATGAAACTAAGAGATAAATTAGACAACATCCTAAAAGAATACATCAGATTATTTGAGGAGAAACACGAAGTATTTTTTGACTATGCTGTAGGAGATGATTTAATGGGGCTTTTATGTTTTGGGGAGTATTTATTTGTTGTAGGAGATGTAATCTACGATATAGACAACGATTTGCCCAAAAATCTCATCTTCCAGTGGCAGGATGATAGTTTTGATAGCAGCAAAAACCCTCAACATGCAGAAATAAATTTACAATCCTACGCAATGGGATTAAGATTTGAAGATTTAAAAAAGTAAATTATGAACGATTCAGCATTTGAAGAAGAAAAAGTAAATCACCCAAGCCATTACAACGCTGGGAAGATTGAAGTAATAGATTTCATAGAAGACCAAAACCTAAATTTCAATTTAGGAAACGCTGTGAAATACATCAGCCGAGCAGGAAAGAAAGACCCTAAAAAATTCAGGGAAGACTTGGAAAAGGCTATATGGTATCTTAACAGGGAGCTAAAAAGGGTTAAATAAAAAAATAACTTTATCACCCAAGCTTGATGAACTTATCACCCAACCCACAGCGAGAACATGGCAAATTCTCGCTGTTTTTTCCATGTTATTTTTGATTTGGAAAAAAATCGTGTTTTTTTTCAATAAGAAATACACCCTGCAAATGCAGGGCTTTTTTTATTCTTATTTTTATTTGTTCTAAATAAGAAAATATACTATATTTGTGAGGATGAATAAGGAAGATTGTTTGCTGTTGAGTGTAGCCAGTTATTTAAGATTGCAATATCCCAATGTGCTGTTCTGTCATATCGCTAACGAAAGGAAGACCAGCATACAACAGGGGGCGAAACTCAAAAGACTGGGCGTAAGAGCAGGAATGCCTGATATACTTATATTCCAGCCGAACAAGACTTATTCAGGTTTAGCCATAGAACTGAAAATAAAGCCCAACAGACCAACAAAAAACCAAATAGAAGTCTTAACTATGTTGAGCAACAATAATTGGAATACGGCTGTATGCTACGATTTTGAAGAGGTAAAAACTCTAATAGATAACCATTTGAATTTAAATTAAAAACAAAACACAATGCCAGCACCAATAGGAAGTCAATTTTGGAAGCTACGCAAGAAGCACGGAAAGGATAAAAAGTTCACAGCTGAAGAGTTGTGGAATGAAGCGTGCGAGTACTTTCAGTGGTGTGATAGCCACCCACTAATGAAAGCAGAGGCTGTAAGAGGGGGCGCTATGTCTGGGCAGATTATTGAAGTGCCAATAAAAAGACCTTACACCCTGCATGGACTTTGTATCTTTATGGGTGTTAATACCAAGTATTTCAACGATTTAAAAGACTCTTTAAGAGAAAGACCAGATATAAATTACTCCGAAGTCATTACACGGATAGAAGAGATAATTTACTGCAATAAGTTCGAGGGAGCAGTAGCAGGATTCTTTAATGCCAACATCATAGCGAGGGATTTGGGACTTACAGACAAGAAAGACCTTACAACGGCAGGTGATAAGATAAACAATATCCCTTCTTCTATTCAGGTAGAAGTGGTAATGCCACAGGAGGAAGACTAACATAAATTCTTTTCATAGTTATTATTTATTATTAATTTGCTACCGAGCCTCGCAGAAATGTGGGGCTTTTTAAATTAGAAAATATGGACAAAAAGATAAAATTCAAAGCATCAAAGGTGTTTGCGGAAGTATGGGGCGCTTTAAATGAAAAGATACCTAACGGCAACACTTGGCAGCACAAGTATAAACTTATCATTGAGGAGGGCAGTTCAAGGAGTTCCAAGACTTGGAGTAACTTTCAGGTGCTGTATAATTTCCTTGCGAACAATCCTATTTCCTCGGCAACAGTGCTGAGGGACACGCAGAAGAGTTGCAGGGATATTGTAGAGAAAGATTGGAGGGAGTGGCTGAAAGACCCACAGGTAAGAAAGAAGCAATTTGAACGAGGCGAAATAACCATTGAAGAGCTGGACGCTTACCTTGAAGAGGAGAATTTATATCAGTATCTTATAGAGAACAAGACCAATCACACTTGGACTTTCAGGAACAATGGCAACATCTTGCGATTTACAGGATTGGATGATGAAGACGACGCAATGGGAATGACACAGACTTTGTGCTGGATAAACGAGCCTTACAATTTCTCGGAAGAAGTATATCGGCAACTCGCCCAGCGTTCCAAGGTTATCATCTTTGACTGGAATCCGAAGCAAAACCACTGGATTGAAAAGGAGAAACTGAAAGAAACCACCTATGTGAGTTACTCTACATTTAAGGACAATCCGTTTATTTTGCCTGAACAACGGATGCAGATTTTATCCTACCAGCCGATAAAGTTTTGCGAGGCTGTAACTTCCAACATTCTCAACGAAGCCAGCGCTAAAACCTATGATTTAGGGGCTAATCCGCTAAATCTAACAGCAAAGCAAATCAAAGAGCTGAAAAGATGCAGATACAATGAAGATGTAGGCTCTGCTTCCGAGTATCACTGGCTTGTTTATGGTCTTGGGCAGAAGTCCGAGAAACCAAATAAGATTTACAAGAATTGGAAAGTAATCAGCCTCAATCAGTATAACGAAGTCGCAAAGCACGGCTACCGAAAGTATTATGGTTTAGATTATGGTTTTGCTAATCCTACGGCTTGCGTGGAAGTGATGTATGATGGCGACAAATCATTCTACATTAGACCACTACTCTACAAGCCGATGAACCAAATGGAGGGACCGCTTGGCGAACATCTTAAATATGCTGGTGTTCCTATTGGCAATGTTACCTTTGTCTGGGCAGATAGTGCAGATAGGGAACCAGGGAGCGAGATAAGTCTAACAAACGATTTACGAACATTATACGCAATCAATGCTGTGCCGACTTCCAAGCCTACCTATAAGGCAAGGTTTGACTTTATCAATCAAGCACGAATATACTATGTAGATGATGGCGATTTTGATAATGAATACCAGAATTACGAATATGAATATATCAACGGACAGCCTACCGAGAAACCGATAAAACGAAACGACCACTACATGAACGCCACCGAGTATTGCATTTGGGGAATAAAAGAATATCTTGGGATTATGTTTTAAGTTAGGGGAAGTTTACGGGGAACTATTAGGGGAAAAATTTTTGAAAAAAGTTGTAGAAATATTTGCTTATTATACAAATGTTTAATATCTTTGTAGTGTAATAATTAAAGAATCAGACATGAAAAAAGAATTAACAGAAAAAGAATGGGAGCTAATAGAGACCATTAGAAATTTTAAAAAAATTTATCCACCATCTATTGAATTAGAACTTTATATTTATGCATTATTAGATAAGTTGATGGATAAAGACAAAAAAGAGTAACCCAGCCCCGAAAGGGGCTTTAAAAAATAAACATTATGGAAATAAAAGCAAAAAAAGAAAGTATGAAAAATCAGATGTGGGATATTATAGTAGATGTTTCTTGGGCACAAATCTCACAGAAATATTTCGGTAAATCCCGTTCATGGTTAAGTCAAAAACTTACAGGAATAGATGGAAACGGCAAAGAAACAGAATTTACGAATGAGGAAAAGGAAATACTAAAAGGAGCATTATGTGACCTTGCAAATCGTATTCGTATTTGTGCCGACAAAATATAGGCTCTGATTCTATTATTACAACAGCCCTGCACTTTGAGCCTAAGTGCAGGGCTTTTTGTTATTCAAAGGTTTGGTCAAAGGTTTTATCAAATATCTTTCTTCCCCATTTAGAGTTTTTGATTTTCCCTTTTATGGTTAATTCATTGGCGCCTTTATCGTATTGCAGGGCTTCCGTGCCGAACGGATAGATGCTGTAAGTTTCGCCACTAATATAAACATCTATATACCCTCTGCTTGGTATCTTCTCCCCTGTGTAGATATCCTCGCCTATTCGCCAGCGATTGTAAAGATTGTAAAACTCCTCAAAAGATACATTCGTGAGTGTGACCTCTATGTTTTCCGTTCCGAATAGCACACGGCTTGACCTTCTCAACCTTTCAAGATTGATATTTTCATTTAAAACATCTTTCTCTTTTGGTAGGTGTGGGATTTTATCCGTGTCAGGCTCTACCTCTATCTTGCCGTTGTTCTTGTAGTTCGTTACGATGATATTCTCGCTATTAGGTTTCTTGGACAATCCACCACCGAAGAGAGGAAACCACCTTTTCATATGGTATTTCGGATTGTGATACAGATTTACGGCTGTTCGTTTGTTTTTCACTCCCTCGGCTGAAATAAAGCCGTCCGTTGCCGTGGCGTTCCTGTTCTTGATAACATCGGTCAGGGTATGCTCTATCTTGGTAAGGATAGTCCCCTGTTCTATTCCTGTTCGCTTGTCAAGAGTCAGCGTGTGGGACTTGATAGCGAGTATCGTGTATTCTCCGACATTCAGCCCCTCCACGATTTTTATTTTATCTCCTACTTTGAACGGCAGGGTATCCCAAGGCGATTTTGAAGCCGTAAGGGTAAGCACTCCCCCAGCATCCGAGTGGGTAACATCAGGGAAAGAACCTGAATCCACATAACTCCCTGTAACAGTGTCTATCAATACCAAATCATCATCGTTGTCGTTAGTGTTGTCGTTGGTATCATCCAGCAGATCTTGGATTTTATACTCATCGATGATAAAGCCTGTGGTTTTGTCAAGTTTCTTCTTTACGGACTTTATCGGCGTGGAACATTCCATTTTCGTGTTGAAGTTGAAAATATCCCCTTTCTTCTTGGTAGAATATTTCTTTGTGCCGAAAATCAGATTATTATAACTTATATCCTTATCATTTTCTATGGTCAGGTTTTCCTGAACAAAGTCTTTGTCTGTAAGGTCGTAAGCCTGAACATCCTTAAAGAAGTAGTCTATATCCTCTACTATCAGTTTATTTTCTATAACATCAAAGCCAAGGGCTAATAGTGGCGCAGCGCCCTCGTAGAATAGCGACTTGAATGAGGTGTTGATTTTGTTTTCGCCTAAAAAGATATTCGCCACGCCACGAAGAAAAGCCCCTGTTGCTACATATTGATTGGCGTATTTTCCTCCCTCCGAAAGGATATTAGAAACCAATCTAATCTTTCCATCAGAATAATTCTCTGCTACCTTGTCTATGGCATCAAAGAGGCTTACCACCTTGGACTTCCTTCCAAGTTTGTCGATGCTGGAAGATATGGTAATGGCGCCGTGAGTTTCATCAAAATAAAACTGACTCCATTCTATGCCATTTGGAAAGTGCAGATATACCCACACTTTACTTCCTGCTGGAATATCTCCAAGGTCAAATTGTTTGTTATTGAATTGTATATGCCCAAAGTCTGTTCCTTCCAAAGGCTCGGATGATGCTATGTGTAGCGTATGTCTTTGGTTTATTCCTCCACCTCCGTACTCTATTTCTGCTACCAAATGAAAAGTTAAAGGAACTGCCTTTTTTACTATTAATTCTGCAAGGTTATTAGGGTTAAAAATGTCGTAATCCCACACCTGCCTTGCTTTAAATCGAATGTTTGAAATAGATAAAGTCACATTTGCGAGATTTGAATTAGTAGTAAGCAAAGGCACTCCATATTCGCCATAAACGACATTATACATAGAGTTAAGATGTCTATACTTTGGGTTGGTGTTCATTACAAATTCAAAATACCCTCCATATACATTGTAAAATTGCCCAATTTGTCTTCTGTCTGCAACAGGATAAAATATAGGAAATGGTCTTTTAGGCATATGATATTTAACCAATCTTTGAACAGGATGATAACGCTTCATCCATTCTGTAAAAGTAAACCAATCTTCATCTTGTGAATATTCTTTCATTCCCCACGCAGTCTCCACCTTTTCCTCCTCTGCTTTTAAGACAATTTCACGGCTTCCTATCGGCTCTATTTGGTTTTCATCTAAATTCTTTTTGGCGAACAGGTTTATCGTGGTATCCTCACGAGTGTAGAATTTGTTTTGCGCTTCCCTCTTCTTGATTTCGCACTCTATCACTCGCTGGCTGTTTTCATAGTTCAGCTGGTATTTATTCAGGTTAATTTCAAAGCCGTTACCTAAAATATCCTTTTCCACGCCATTATGGACAACATACCACCTGAATATAATCTGTCCATCTCCTCCCTGCTCATCATATACGCCTTTGATGATGTTAAAGGCTTCCTTATCGTTGTATTCCAGTATCTTTATCTTGGAGGTTTCGCCAAGAATAAAGTTATCAATGTTGTAGTATTCCTCGTTTACATCGATACTAATATCCAAGGAGTCAAAGCCGTCAGGCTCTTGTATTTCGTGGATACCCTCATATTTCCCTGTCAGCACTTCTAATCGGAAAACCTGTCCAATTCCGCTTTGGTATTGTATATTCTTAATCCCTTTCATTTCCCTTTATTTTAATGATGTTTTTAGTTTTCTTTACTCTACTTACTGCCACTGGTATTTGTCCGCCTTTTTGAGTGTATATGTAGCCGTTAAGTTCAAATACGCTGGTCTTATCATACTTCCTCATCACTCGGTCTTGCTGCTCGCCTATTTTAGTCGCTAACTTGTCGTAGTCTATCGCTGGCGTGTTGATATTCATCGGCACTTGGAT